TTCGTGATGACGTAGTAACTTGATAAGTTTATCAGATACTTTCACGTTTCTTTTCCCATGTACGAGAGCCGAAATAGAAACCAATAATAGATGCAGTAATAGCCATTTCATCTGTGCCAAATACTGATTCTGAAGCTGTTACAAAGTCTACACCTGTCCACATAGCCCAACCTAGTGAGATAAGGTTAATAACCACTAACTCACCTACAAAGATAAAAGCTACTACAGGTCTAACCATAGCGTTCCAGTTCTTAACTGTAGGGCTTGCATTTTCTACTAGCTTCTTATCGTGATCGTATAATGCTTCACGTTCTTGTGCGTATGTTTGAACTTCTATTTGGTCTAGTTTAATAGCTTCTATTTTTTCTTGTGATATAAAACCTGCTTTAGCTAATTCTAATTCACGTTCTGTTTGTAGTTTAGCCATTTCTCTTTCATGCTTTTGGTCACCTTTTTGCTGAAAGAAACCTAAAATACTAGGCAAGCCTGAAGTAGCAAAACCTAATATACCTGATAGAATACTTAACATCTATAACTCCTTTGGATCAAAGCCATATATTCTGGCTACTTGTTTTTGTAATTTACTAAATCTACCTTTGTGTGAATGATAATCACCTTTAGGCTGCTCTAAATATAAAGCCATATGTATCATTTCGTGCATAAGCGTTTTAACTACAGTATCTAAATGACTGCATTTACCAGTGCTTATTGTGATGATGTGTGGGTCACCTGATTCACATGGTTGATACTCGCCATATAATTCAATACTGCTTGTGACAACAAATTCTACTTTAGATGGTGGTGGAAACCTGTAATTATCAAATGGAGGAAAATATACAAAAGCAGCATAAAGTGCAGCTATATTATCTTCCGTAATAAATTTCATTTTGATAAAGGATTCATGCTAGAACGTTTAAGAGTGTTAAGCTTGTCATCCATAGCATTAACAGTAGCTTCTAATTCTTTTCTTAAACCACCTACCATAGCAGATGTTTCACGAGAGTTAGCAATAGCGTCTGAAGACTTTTCACTGGCTTTCATAATAGATTCTGATAGTTGATATTGTCTTTCATTAATAGCTTTAATTTGTATTTCTAAACCATTTAATTTAGACTCTATAGGGGCTAGATCAAGACTATCTACAGCTTCAATTGCCGAAACCATCTTGTTGTAAAAAGTTATGCCTGCGTATGCTCCTCCAGCTACGATCGGTAATACGATCAAAATCATCTTGAGAAGTGCCGAGCTGGATAAGCTCAAGCTGAAGGTTTTGGTTTCTTCCGAACTCACGGTTTATCTCCTGTTCAAATTTAAATGCGTCTGTTATTTCAATTTGCTGTATAATAGGTTTATTAAGTATTTCTAAAGAAAGAACTATTCCAAAGCCATGTACAATTTCCTTACCCTTTGGCACGTCAAGTTTAGGACTCTCCTTGCTTTCATTCTTTTGTTCAGCCTTTGGTGTCTCTTTTGGGCTGTCTTCTTTTGCTTTTGGCTCGCTTTTAACTTCCTGTTTTGGCTGTTCAACCTTAAGTGGAGGTGATTCTGCTCTAGGTGCTTCAGGAGGTGGTGGTGGAGGCGGTGCTGGAGGAGGTGGAGGTGGGTTATTTACTGGGTTAAGGGGTGAGCTAGGGCTAACTGGAGAACTCACGTTAGTGACGTTTGTAGCACTCTTAACACATGTATTAGTTGTTTCTACCCAAGCACCAAAAATAGGGTTGCCATAAGGATCTGGACAAGATGAATATCTAGTCTCTGTAATAGATCCTACATACTCTGCTTGACAAGCTAGTTGTCTAGTTTCAGAACTTGTTTGACACGTTGGAGGATCTTGTGTGCAATTGTTGCTAGTTTCTGTCCAAGCTGACCAAGAGTTTGTAGAACAACTAAAAGTCCTGCTTTGGTTAATAGCACCGCTATAGTGAGGTAACGTGCAAGCAGTGGTTTGGTTTTCAACCAAAGGAGAGCAAGTAGGTGCTTGATACGCACCGCAAATTGGGTCATCTGGTCTATAAGATACACACCAATAGTCTTTAATTGCAATTTGTGGGTCAATGCCGTTACAATAGAGAGAGCCTTCAAGCATATATCCTTCAGGCGTTGGAGTATAGTTGCAAGACCAAGCATAGGCGTTATTTACCTTTAGTAGGGAGAGAAGTAGTAATAGGCTCGTCAGGAACAAGCGGTATAGTGAATGTTGGACCATATAGTTTTCTGAATGTATCTGGTTTTAATTCATACCAGCCACGCTTTGCAGCATCACCGATAGAACCGTTAATAGGGCATGGTGAACCTGATTGTAGCATAGCTTCAAATACTCTATTATCTTGACAAAGTATAGAAACTGCTGCAACTTTAAGACCTAAATCATTGAGAGTTTTAGCTAATTTAATACGCTCACAGTTCTCGTCTTTATAGCCAGAGCCACCACTTACGCCAAACAATGTACTAGAAACAGAACCACTTACAGGAACAAGGCAAACGTCTTGGCTAAAAGCACTTATAGAAGGGCTAATGGCACTCGGTGGTGGTTGACCTTTATAGTTGATAGTAGTTGTATCTGCTCTAGCATCCATAGCAAGTGCTAATAAAACACCTATGGACATTCCTACAAGTAATGCTACTAGATTTCTTAATGCTTGCATTATTTCATTCCATTTGTAAGTAGATATACAATAACGAAACCTGCTGTGCCTAAAAGTATTTGTTCTAAACGTTTTAATCTTGCATTTATTTGTTCATAACGTAAGGCACATAATTCTTCGTGTGTACTTAATCTTGATTCTACGTCTGACTTCACCATCTTATCCTTTCGGAGCGTTATATAAGTTTATAGGGGGTAGGTATAAATCGTGCCATTCAATCATAAAAGACTCTTATAGTCTTCAGGATTGGTCATGTACGGTGCTAGTAATCCAGTTGAGTTTATAGCATTTGTTGGTACAGTAGTACCTGTTATTGGATTAAGTTTAACAAAAGGAGCAAGTTGAACACCAGAATAAGGTTGACCTCCAGTTTTAATAGTATCAATCACATTCTGTAAATTTTGTTTGCCTAAAGCACCAGCAACTCTTCTAGACACTGCTCTAGATGCAGGAACTAAATTGGCACCTACAACAGCACCAGTTGGTCCACCAAGTTTAAATCCAATTAAAGCTGGAATACTTAAAGATGCTACATTTTGACCTTGAAGCACTGTTCCTTGTAATGGCTTACCAAATGCTCTTAAAGCATTTTCAATTTTTCCACCTTGAGCAGCTGATTTAATTGCTTTTACTTCTTCCTCTGTAAATCCACGAAGTTTATTTTTGTTAGTAGCTAGGTTTCTAAATTGATCTCTTAATTTAGTAGCAAATACAACATCATCATATTTAGCATTAGGTTGAAGACCAGCTTTTTCATAAAGTTCATCTAATAACTCTGATTTTCTAGCTTGCTTCCATAAGTTTCTAGCTTGTGGAACTAATTTAATAGCTTCTACATCACCCTGTGCTGGAGCAACAAGTTTAGAAGCATCTAAATTATCTACAAAATCATCTAGTTCTTTTATAATGTCACCAGCAAATTTACTTTCAGACATATTTTTAGATAATTTAATTTCAGAAATACTTGACCTTAAATCTTGTAATTTTCTTAAAGTCATTGCTGAACCTGTAGCTTCATCTAATTGATTAATAGCATCTACAACATTAGGTTGTCTAATTTGTCTAATTTTTCCGCCAATATCAACTTTAATTTTATCAACCAATTGACCAAAAGGTTCTGATTTAATAAGTACACCAGCATCATCTATTTTTTGATATAATTGAGAAGCTTGTGCTTTTATGTCAGCAGAAGCAGGAACTTTAGCTTTTGTTCTAAAGCCAATGTTTGCTACACCAGTAATAGGTGTAGGTGCTAATTTTGATTCTTCTACTGCAGTTTGTAAGCCTTCTAGGATTTGAGGTGCAACTTCACCTCTAGGTTGATATGTAAGTGCTTGTTGAACTTGTTGTGCAGTCTTTTCAGCAGTACCTTTACCAAAGTCACCAGTTAATACTTCTTTACCTACACCAGCAACATTACCTATAAGTTGAGAAAGAACACCTGTACCTGCAGATAGAGCAGCCTCACCAACGCCTAATGCTTTTTGACCTACAGTAGATCCTTTAGGTTGACCAAAGTTTTGTTGAGCATAAGCTAATACTTCAGCTTGAGATGCTCCTTCTGGTGCATTAACCTCAAATAACCTTCCATCTGGTGAAGTTATTTCAAATTTAGGCATTATCTAATCTCCTTAATACTCCAGTTGCCTTTACCACCAACAGGGCTATTTAATGGTACATCTCTAGATGATGTAGGTGCTTTGTAAGTACCACGTTCATATAAAGGTTCAATAATAAATTCAGCTGGTCTATATGTTCTATTATATGAATTAGAAACACGTTTTTCAGTTGTTTCCATTTCTTTATCAAGTCTTTCTAACTCTGAAACAATATCTGAAAACTTTTTCTTTTGTTGTAGAGATGCTTTTAAGTTCTCAAATCTGCCACCTTCTTTTTCTGTTACGTTACCAACAGCAGCACCAGTTTGAGAAGCATTTCTCATTTCTGTAATGCCTTGTAAGAATAATTGATTTTTAAGAGTTTCTAGTTCTGCAGCAGCACTTGCAGCTTCAGTATCAGGAATATAAGATTTAAGAACTCCATCTGTACCAAAAGCCTCTTTAAATCTTGGATTATCTAAAAGACGTCTAGCAGCATTTCTAATATTTCTAGTAGTATTTAATGCGTATTCTGTAGCTTCTGTAGCTTTAGGTTGTTCAATAAGCAGTTGCTCTTTATTCTTTGGAGCAATAGCAGAGCTTTCAATAAGAGGAACACCTGTTTTAACTTCTTTTTCTGGTTGCTTAAAGCCAGTAGATGGCTTACCTGCAGGGGTACCTTGTTGATTACCTACTAGGTTACCTTGAGGTTGACTTGTAAAGTATGTTTCTTTTGTTTGAAGAGGACCAAATTTAATACCAGTTTCATATGTAATTTTTGCACGATCTCCTTCTATTTTTGCAGCATCTGCAGATGTAGGTAATTGACTATAAACATTAAAGTCTTTAAAGTCTTGAGCAGTCCATGTGTCAATTGGTTTACCAGTTTGTTTAGAAAACATAGTAACATCTTTGTTAAATTCAGGATTTGCTGCAGCTATAGCTTTTACACCTTCAGATGGATTAGCTAAAAGTATATTTTGGTATTGTGGGTATTGTTGAATTAATCCTAAAGTACCAAACTCTTCTCTTTGTAGTTTTTTAGTTTCAAATTGACCTTTTTGAATATCTTGCATCATTTTAGATAATTCAGTAGTAGTCATAAAGTTTTTAGTTGCTGCATCTATAGGAGCTTGTCTACCTGCAGATGCACCTGTAAATCCACCTAAAGCAGCACCAGCAACACCTTTATTCCAATTAGAAGCAAGACCAGTAGCTAAACCAAGACCAGTACCAATAAGTTGTTGAGTTTTAAGTCTTTCTTGTTCTTCTTTAGATAAAAGACCTGTTACTGGACTTTCTCTTGTAAGAAAAAAAGTATCTAATAATCCTTGAATATCTGCCATGATTTACCCTATGCGTTTAATATTAAGAAGTCTTCCACCAGCAATGTCAGATTTACCTTGTGATATAGGTCTACTTCCTACTGCTACAGCTTCTTGTAATCTTTGTTTATCTGCTTGTTCAGCTTGATTATAAACATCAAGAATTGATTTACCACCACCTAAAACAGTCATTGGATTATTTTGTACATATTGAGAAGCAGTATTTAATAAACCACTACCAGCAGGAGCAGCACCGCCACCAGTAAAGTCTGCAGAAGTACCTCTTGCAATATCTTCAAATTTAGGTCTAAATACATCTTGCACACCATCTGTAAATGTCGCAGGTTGTGTAGACATTGGAAACATAGATGCACCTTGTTTAGCTAAATTAGCACCCATTACTTCTCCAGCAGCATTAGTAACTTGTGCTGGATTAGATAATAAACTAGCAGGAATATATTCATTCATGAATGTTGTTGGAAGTGCAGCTTCTGTTACAGCTGGTGCTGCAGCTTCTGCAGTTTTACTTCCAAGATTAAACATTTGACCTAATTGCATTTTGTCTGCAATACCACCAGTTACACCACCAAGTAGTGCACCTGTAATAGGGCTTTTGCCCATAGCAGCAGAACTAACAGCTCCGATAGCTGCTGGAACTAAAATTTCTGGACCCATTACTTACCTACCTTTCCTACTGCATAGCAGATTGGTTCTAATATTGTTCTATAAATACGACCTAATGTATCTCTACGTTTACCTTTCATTTCTCGGTAAATGTCAGCTGTTCTGTGACGAGCAATGTGCTCAATAACATTCTTAACAACACGATTAAGCATGCCATCACCTTTAGCAAAGTTTACTAATGGTAAGAATAATGTGTGATATCCTTTTTCGTATACTTTAGCGTTAGGCATAGATGCTGAATGTTTAAGCCATACTGCATTTCTAAATGAACCAAAACCATAAGACTCGTTCATCATCGTACATACAATCTTGCCACCACCTGATGATTGAGTTTGAGTAACTTGACCCACTGGAGCACCGTATGCAGCACCCAAGTAAGCTTGTAGTTTTGTGTATGGTTTGTTTTGTTCAAATTCGTATCTAGCAATTTGATCTTCAAGAGCTTTTTGTTGATAGTCTTCAGCAATTTGACCAACGTTCATAAGTTGGTTAATATCTTGGTAATCAGATTGAGCAAGTTGAGGAGCTTGTAATGCAGCAGCTTCTTGTCTAGCACGTTCAGCACCATAGTTTTGATATGCAAGATCACCGTATTTATTAGTTAAAGTTGTAGCTAATGTTTGAGCAGCTCTGTTTTGAATATCTGCTGAAGTATTTGAACCATAACGACCTGCCATAGATGCTGTGCTTTGTGCTTGTCTAATAGCATCATTATAAGCTTGTGTAGCAGCTGCTGTAGGTGCAGCTAATGCGTTCATAAGGTATGGATTACCTGCATTTAAGTATTGACCTTGCACAGTGCCTAATTGTTGTTGTTGAGCAGATGCCGTAAGTGGGCTACCAGCTAATGCACGTTGTTGAGCAGCTTGTAATGCTGATTGTGTTTGTGCAGAAGGTGATACATATGTTTGTGTAGGGAAATATTCTGGAGTAGTAGTTTGGTATAAGTTTTTAGCCTCACTTAAACCATACTCTACATAAGGTCTAACAGTAGGATCTAATTCATTTTTAGTGGTAGATGATTGAGATCCTCCACCTGATCCACCACCGCCATAAAATGTAAATGATTGTACTAATTCTTGTACCCAATTGTGTAACTTAAACATATTCTTTCCTTAAAGTGTATATTCCCATGTTTGAGGTTTAAAGCCCATTTGTCTTGCCTTACGTTCCCATCCACGTCTTTCAGAGTTGAACGTAACTTTAGTTTTACCGCCTTGTCTTGCTATTTGTTGAATCTCTTGAAATGCTTGCATAAAGAGTGTATCGTCATTAATTAATGACCATGCAGCCCAAACATGAAGCCTGTTTCCGATTGGTTGAAGTACTACGAATCCTACTGGTTTATTGTCTATAATGCCCATAAACAACATAGAACGTTGTTCAAAGCAATCACAATATACGTCTTCTGGTATATACTCGGTATGACCTTTAGATCTGACTATTTCTAATCCGTGTCTAATGTATTCCCAATGTTGACGTAAATTATCTTTAGGTATATAATGTAAAATCATCCTACTATTATATAACGATATGTTCTATCTGACACAGAATTTGCAGGGTGAGATAGTGTTGCACTACCTTTAGTTTGTGCACTAACATAAGTTCCAGTAAATAAATTAGTGGTATATGAATTAGAACTTAAATATTGTAATGTAGCTATAGTGCTAGGTGTTGATGGTCTAGTAGGACTTGTTTGTGCTGGCAACTGTTCAATAGTAACTGCTGTAGAAGTAGTAGCCCACATAATTTCTACATAATCATTTTTAGCTAATTCAAAATAAAAATTTAGTGCAGCAATAAGATGACCTGCAGTTCCACCATGACTATTTGGTACTGAAAACTTACTGTTAGATCCAGCAACGTCTGTACCATTTTTTCTAAACCAAATATCTATATCTTGAATTTGAGAATCTGTATTAGCAAACTGAAAGCTAAACTGTAGATTATAAAGACCAGAATAAGATACATTTAATCTTGAGCTATTACTTAAAGACGCACCTAAAGCATAATCAGTAGTATTAAAAGTTACAGCATATGCAGTTGTTGTACTTGCAGCTATTTGATCCGTAGTATCTTGTACTGCTAAATATGGATAATAATCAGTAGCAGCTGTCATAGTGATTGGTTCTAAACCAATATATGAGTTATAACCTATACGTTCATCTGTAATGGTTGTAGTGGTAGCACCACCTGCTGCTAAAGTAATTTCGCCTGTATTGTTAGACTTACCTTCTACAAGGTTATTTACGACTTCAGAAACTTCACGAGGTGTACCACCTTGCCAGTTAAGCTTACGATACATGTCCCTAGACATTATCTACCGCCTTGTTGTGTATATTCTATATCCAATCCTATAGCATGTGTCCAAGTGCCACTAGGAGTTGATTTAAGTCTATGATAACGACCATAGGATCTTAAAGGAACTCTACCTTCAGATGATGCAGCTAAAGCTGTTGAATATGTAATGTTATCATCTAATTCACGTCTAGATGCTATAGCAACGCTTGCAGAGCCATTATCTATTTGTGGTCTAGCTAAAGTAATCACAGAGTTATAACCTAACTCTATATCGCCTACAGTTAAAGAAGCTGTAGAATTGCCACCTGTAAATGTAGCAATTTTAGCACCATCTGCACCACCTAATAAGAACTTACCACCTGACCATACACGAGAGTCTAGTGAAGCAGGAAGTGAGTCTAATGTTCCGTAAGCATCTAAACCTTCTAATGTCACACCAGAAGATGCTAGAGATACAATATACTCTAAAGAAGTGTCAGCAGATGACCATTTCTTTACTAACCAGTTATAGATAAGTAAAGAACGACCACCGTTAGTATTAGGATAGTTCCATATTACAATATTACGAATAGGATCTATAGCAGCACTTATAGTATCTTGTTGTGATAATGACATGTTTTGATAAAAGTATTCATCTACTTTATCATTGCCAATATTAAACAATTGTGTACCATCACACATATAAAAGCCGTCATCAGCTAGGAAGTATGTATTCGGACCATATTGTGTAATAGATCCAGAAGTATTACAGCCTAAATTACGAGAGATTGTGTCAAACTGGAAGAACAATGGAGATCCAACATATGACATTCTTACAATAGCTTTTTCTAATAATACAATGCCAAACTCACCACCAGTAATGCCTGTAATGTTTCCACCTTCAGCAATTACTTGGTAATCTGATTGTGAAGCACCACCAGAAGTCCAATCCGTCTCGTCATTGATATCCGACCATTGGAGTTTGTTTGTATCGTTACCAATACTTGCTGCCACTACAAAGTCACGAACTACTGTAATAAATTTAGCTATAGGTGCACTTGCAGATACATCAGCAAAGTTTGTAGATGATCCGATAGTCCATGCTTGAATCTTGTCATCATTATTAGCTGCTAATACAGAATTACCAAACTGAACAAAACTCCAACGATCTGCACTAGAGTATCCACCAGCTTTAGATGCGTCATCCAATCCTGTTGTACCAGAATTAAATTTAAATAGTTTGGTAGTACCGCCTGCAAATAATTGAGTCGTAAGATCAAATTTAGCAGCAAATACATTGTTTAAGTTTTCACTAGCTGCTGTAGAATAGTCTGCAGATAATGGAAATGGTGCATATCCTATAGTGATAGGATAGACGTTATTAGCTTCTAACAAAGCTCCAGTAGTCGTAGGTTGATCTGGCAACCATTCCGTAAACTCTATTCTTTGAGTAGCCATTCATTTTCCTTAAACTGTTACTTCGTCCCAAGATGTTGTTTCTTCGTTCCATACATATCTCTTACCGTCTGTAGGATAGTCCACAGGTGCTTTCCATTGTGCAGTTGCCTCGTCTAATGTCCATGAAGCAAATGGTTGTGGTGGTATAAATGCGTCTAGTTCAGCATCATATTTATAGCCAATACCTGCGTAGTTCTTACGAATGTTACCGTTGTATGAAGTTTGAACCCAGCGACCACCTAAAAGATTGTTACAGAACGCAGCACCAATTGCTTCATTCTCTACACCATCTTGATCTGCTGTATCTTGGTTAGCTACTACAATCACTTGAGTAACTAAATTTTCTTCGTTTAATAAGCAAAAGTGCGCCATCTATTTCTCCTTAATTAAATATGTTTCCAGGTATTGCTACGCCAAATACGATAGATTGTAGATGGAACTACATTAAATTCTTGGCATAATTTTTTATAATTTTCATTCATTCTATTTTTTATAGAAACTATTTGGTCATTAGTTAATTTATGATGACCTTGCATTTCACCTTTAGCTTGTCTATTTTTATTTATTTTATCTTTTATATTATCTTGATGAGTTCCATAAAATAAATGTTTAGGATTTACACATAATGGATTATCACAAGTATGACATACACACATTCCATCTTGTTTTCCTAAATGTATTTCAGCAGAATATCTATGTGCTTTAGTTTGTTTATTATTATCACCATCCCAAAATTGACCATAACCATCTTTATCTACACCAGCAACATAATTCCAACATTCATTATCTAAACGTTTATCTACTTTACTCCAAAATCTTATTAAACTATTTGTTTTTGATCTAGCCATATATCACCTTGCATTAGAAATTTTTGTAGGATTCTCTGCAAATGCCATATATATGTATGTTCCAGCATTAACAATATCAAATCCACTTCTTAATTTAAATCCATTTGAAAGAAAGTCAATATTTACTTGAGAAGTTGTAGATTCTGCCTGTGAACTATCTGCTGCTAAATAATCATCAACAACATTAAAAGGACTTCTAGAAGAATCTTCCATTACCCAATTATTACCGCTATCTGTTCTTTTAATTAATACAAATTTAGGTCTAAATCCTAAATAAATAAATGGACCGTCTGTAGAACCATTACCTGTGTAAGAACCAAACTTACTAAACCCTGCTATTTCTGCCCAGCAATAGGCTACCATGCCAGGACTTCCTGAAGTATTGGTTGTTCCTGCAGAACCAACACTAAATACAGTTGATGTAGGGTCTGTATTGTTCCAAGCAAGTGAAGTTGTATTAGCAGCATTAGTTAAGTTTAAATAAAGTGTTTTAGTCCCACCTAATGATGTATGGTATACACTCCATGATTCTGTTCCTCTATACCTTGTAAATATCATTTTAGGTGCTACACCTAAACCATGTCCTACTGTAGCGTTAGCACCTGTTCCTGTATAAGTTACAACACTAAACCCAGTAGTTGTATTAGCTCTTACTTGTGATGATATAGAACCGCTTGTATTAGTTACTGTAGAACTACCAGCTTGCCATTGCCATGCTACATAAGTAATGCCAGATTGGTTACCAGCAGTATCAGTTCCTATGTTAAAACCATTTGAATTAAATGCAGTAACCATAGTTGATTGAGTAGATTCTGCGTTTGTGCCAAATGTTTCTAGTTGTTTTGTAGCTCCACGAACAGCGTCATACAACCAACTTCCATAAGCTGCTGATCTTGCTTGTCCCCAAACTAAATCTGGTCTAAATAAGCCAGCATTTGTTATACTTGTATTAGCACCATTTCCTGTATATAGCGTTGCATCCATAAACCTATTACCCTGTAATATAGTAGGAGTAGGAAGGTTAAATGTGTTTAGTCTTACAAAGCCTGTAGGAGGTGTGTAAGTAAATGGTCTTTGACCAAAGTTTAAAAATCCACCATTACCAGAGTTATCAAATTGATAAGGTAAATATGTATATCCACTTGTAGTAGTTGTAGCACCTTGAGATACATTATTTTTATAAAATACAACGCTATTATTGTCAGCATCATACGCTACACCAATAACATCTCCAGTTGTATATGAAGCTCCATAAGCAATACTGTTAGTGCCATTAAGCCATTTAGTTCCATTTCTATTATATTTCACACCATAGTTTTCATCTGGCGGATTAAGACCTACAATACCTATTGCTGGTCCATTACCTGCCCCAGTAGAACTATTATTTGTAAATTCAAAATAATATTTACCCGTGGATGGAAAAGCCATTGTTCCCCAGCATTCATAACTTGATCCAGCACCTCTTAAATTGCCTTCTGTTACAGAACCAGAAAGTTGTCTTATTGTTGGATTTAATACGCAATAATTAGCCACAGTCGCACTTGTGTTAGTAGGCACATCTAACATAGCATCATAAGTTGTGCCAGCTGTTAAGCTAATGTTGTTAGTAGTCCAATTGTTATTGTTACCTGATGTGTCGTAGCCTAATGTTGTGGTAGATGTTGTGTTACCAAATGTTAGGTAGAAACCGTTAGTTCCGTATGTGCCTGTGTATTTAATTGGTTTCCATACACCGTTAGCGTCATTGTTACCAAAGTAATATGGTTCTAGTGCTTGACCGTCAATGAAGTTAATGTCAGTCATGTAGCCATCAAATTGTTGGTCGCTATTCCAGCTTCTTCTTCCTATTGTATGAAGTGCTGTGCTGTTAAAATATGTATCTCCATTTAATGTTGGATATGCAGAACCTACTTGAAATGAAGTTTGTTGATTGCCATTTACATATATCTTTAATCTATTTGCTTCTGTTGCTTGTGTTGTATCACAAGCCACTACTAAATGATACCAAGCAGATGGGTCTCGTGGCATTAAATTTGTAATTAAATCAGAACCAGCCGCACCATTTACACGAAAACTATAATTAGTTCCATCATTAAGATAAATTGCAGTTTGTCCTTGTGCGCCAAATAATGTTCCCATATTTACAGAAATAGTGCCTAGTTTTATCCAAGCAGACCATGTCCATGTTTTTCTATTAGATGCAACACTTGGTGTTCTATTTAAATATGCAGACGCACTTCCTCTAAACCTTAAAGAATTGTTTAGGTTATTAGTAAGTGGTGTTAAAGCACCTGTAGCTGTAAATGTGTGGATAGTATTACCACCTGATGATGTGACTAGACCACCATTAAATACTTGTGAGCCAGCGTATAAGATGATAACGACACCTGAACCACCTGACTGACCGTTAGTTGCTCCTAATGGATCACCTGCTAAACCACCAGCGCCACCGCCTGTGTTTTGAGTGCCTGGTGTATTGCCTGTATTGCTTGCTCCAGCTCCTCCGTTACCACCACCACCTTGACCACCTGTGCCAGCACTTCCTGAAGAGTAAGCTCCACCACCGCCACCACCTGCATAATATGTAGCTGTGCCTGATATAGATGATTGAGTTCCTATACCGCCTGCACCACCTGTGATTGTAACGGCTACCGAACCTGCTGCTCCTGCTCCGCCACCACCGCCACCAGCGTTTACACCAGCTCCACCATTATTTCCTTGCCCACTTGTGCCTGTTCCTGCTGTTCTAGGTGATTCACCGCTACCTCCGCCTCCTGAACCTCCGTTAGCGCCTGTGCCTGTAGAGCCACCGCCTCCACCTCCACCTGTGGAAGTTAATGTTGTTAATCCTGTTCCTGATAATACAGAATTGCTACCACTTGGTGCTACACCTGAAGATGTGCCTCCTGCTCCACCCGCACCTACAGTAACTACATAAGTTGCGCCTGAATAAAGAGTTGTAGAACCTGATAATAAACCACCAGCTCCACCTCCGCCTCCACCAGCATATCCACCTAATTGTCTAGCACTTCCACCACCACCAGCTACGACTAAATAACTAGCTGTTACAGGTGTAAGAGGGCTTAATGTGCCTGAAGATGTGAATGTGTGTATTTGGTTACCACCTGAAGTAGTAAGAGTGCCACCTATGAATTTTGGTGTAGCAGATGCATAGGATATGATGACTACTCCTGAACCTCCTGCAGCTCCTGCTCCAGCTCCTCCGCCTCCTGCAGAACCTCCACCGCCTCCACCACCACCGCCTAAATTAACAGTTCCTGCAGAGTTAGCTGTTCCACCACCGCCTGTTCCACCTAAACCACCGTTAGATGTTGTTCCATATGCAGTATTATAGTAACCAGCTCCGCCTCCACCACCTGCGTATGTTACGGATGAGCCTGAAATAGAAGATGATAAACCATTACCACCAGCTCCGCCTGTAGAAGAACCAGAAGCATTACCACCAACTGCACCAGCACCACCGCCACCTGCACCTGACTGGTTAGTTGCATCATTAAGACCATCACCACCTGCATTACCTTGACCAGATGTTGCAGAGCCACCAAACCTATTAGTAGTTGACCTACCTCCGCCACCACCGCCAGAACCACCTGAACCTGCTGCTACATTATTGTAACCACCATAACCGCCACCAACTGAAGTAACAGTAGTTAAGCCTGTACCTGAAATAACTGAACTACTACCTTGAGAACCAATAGTATTTATTGCACCACCATTGCCACCTGCACCTACAGCAATAGAATAAGTATTAAGAGTAGATAGAGTAAATGTAGATGTTTGGTAGCCACCAGCACCGCCACCTCCACCACCTGCAGTTCCACCTGCACCTCCGCCTCCACCAGCAACAACAAGATAAGATGCTGCTACTTTGTTTTTATCTGCGGCAGATAGAATACCATAAGCTCTTGCGGCTTGTACGGCTAGTCTTGACAATAATGACATTGTTAATTCCTACTTAAATTGAGTTTGAGCTGCGAATACAGAGAATGTTGCTGAACCTGTTTTAATAATTGTGTATGAGTAAGCATCTACACCTGAAGCATTACCACTTGACCATGCTGTACCACCTTGATATTTAGGTGTAACAGATGAACCGTCAATTGTAACTGCGTTGTTATAGTATGCTGTAGCACCTTGTGATACTAGGAATACGACTGTGATAGCTTCACCTGTTGACATTGCTGTATCTAAAGATGTGCCTGATGAACCTCTAAAGTTTACAGTCCAGTTTGCACTTGCATTAGTTGTATAGTATAACACAGACTGTGTAGTTACATCATAGTTAATAGTACCTGTAGCTGCTGTTGCTGATACAGTTACACCTTCTAAAGCGTTTGTAAATTTAGATGCTAATACTGAAGATGTACCAGCAAATGTTTGTTTGCCTGTATATGAATTGTTTGAATTAGATGCTACATAGTTAGCATTATATGCTTGTACGTCTGTACCGATAGCAAGACCTAAATTTGATCTAGCCGTAGTAGCATTTGCTGCACCTGTACCACCAGCTGCAATAGGTATAGTGTCACCACTTGCACCTGATTGCAAGTCTTTAACTTGTGCCATCAATGTGCGAATAGCATTATTAATACCTGAAGGTGCACAACCCTCATCAATATTAATATTTGCAATGTCGGTGTTTAGATTAGCACCAGCACTGGTTGATGAATATTCTGAAATTTTTGTCTTTGCCATAATTGTTCCTTAAATTAAACCCATGTATTACTGCTAGATGAAACGTTATTCCAAGTATTACTTCCTGTTGCAATGTCTGTCCATGTATTTGAACCTACACTAACATTATTCCAAGTATTACTTCCTGCTGAAACATTTGACCATGTTTCTGAACCACTAGGTACGTTATTCCATTCTTCACCTAGCCTATTAGCCACTGCAACAACTGTTGCGTTAGCTGAAATACTACCAACTCCATGTAAAATTGCATTTGCATCACATAATATAGTAGCTATAACTTCTATATCAGCAAATCCAGAATAAGTCATGCCACCTAATGCAGAGACACTTGCACTTGCAGTAATGTCTGCTACAGAAGTTCTTACCCTAATAGCTTCTGACTCAACTTGAGCATTAGCTGTAATTGTTCCTTCTGAAAGTCTATAACGAATACCTTCGCCTGTTACTTCAGCTGTAGAAGTTATGTCTGCAGATGACTCATAAATAGCTATAGGACTTGCAGAAACGCTTGCTAACGCATTTATTTCACCATTACCTACTAACACCCTTACAGCATCAGCAGATACTGTAGCATCGCTTAAAATGCTTCCACTAGCAAAAGTAATTCTTGTAGGATCAGCTTCTAATTGAGCATTTCCTGTAATAACAGCATCTCCAGTAGCTACTCTTATAGCACTAGATACTAAAGTAGCATCGCCTGTAATACTTGCTTCACCTGTTCTTAATCTATTTGCTTCTGCTGTTACGTCTGCATTAGATGTAATAACTGCATCAGCTAAATTAATACAAGCACCAGATTCCCATATTGGGTCATCTAGTGATATTGCTAAACTATCTATACTTCCAAAAACATCTAACTGATCTAGAGTCCATGATCCACAAACTCTAGTTCCGTTATCATAAAATGTATTATCTAAACTATATGGTACATTTTCCAAGCTACCATAAACGTCTAGCTCTTCTAGCGTCATTGGTGTTGGCATAATTTACCTTAAGCTAATGTAACAGATAGGCTACCTGAAGCTATTTTAAAAATATCGCCTGTATCAATAGTTTTAGATGTTGTTAATGGTGTATGGTAAAGTAAGTTACCAGATGTTGAAGCATCATAAATACCAATGTGTGATACTGTACCCCATGAACCAGTTGCTTGGTCAAAAGTAATATCTGCAGTTGTTACTGAAGCACCGTTAGATGGTGCACCAAATGTAGCTGATTTTCTTGTATATCCATTGCCAGATAGTTCTGTACCAGAACCTGCATCTGTTGGATCAGATGTAAATAATGCTACATAAACTGTTGATGGTGATGTATATGATGTGTTTCGTAGAGTTGCATTGATAAGTGCTAAAGCACCATATAATAATAAATCTGGGCAATTAGCTAAAAACACATTGGATGATACTGATGCACTTAAATATTCTGGTGCTGCGTAATAAATCATATTAAGTGCATATGCACTATCTGGAACAGGTGCAAATTGTAATTCAGCACCTAAAGATGTATATTTTGTAGGTTGACCAGATTCTGTAACTCTACCGTTAGTATAAAAACTAGGGATACTTAAATATTCAATTGTTGCTACTGGATTAGTTGCTAGATATAATCCACGCATAGCTAAAAAGTCACTAGGTAATGCAACTGTGCTATCACCTGCTGTCATTGTTGTTGTGACTACTTTTAACATTTGACGGATACGAAGATCACGTCTTAATCTATTTTCTGCTAATGTAATAAAGTCTGGAATTTGTGATGTTAGATCACTACGAGCAAGATAATCAGCTATCGTGCTTTTTAATGTTGTATATGATGTAAAAGCCATTACACTCTACCCTCTCGTGTTCTAAACACTTTATTATCTGGATCGTTTAAGAATTCTTTAAATCGTTTTTGGTCAACGATATGGAAACCTCGCATAATACCTTTATGGTTTAGCGAATCAATAACTGTCATTGGAATAGATGCAATCTTATTGTCAAATACATCATCACCCCAACGAGTGCGTCTGTCTGTTAATTTTCTTTGTTGTAAATTATTTTCAATAATATCACTAATATCTTGTCTAGTTTCAAGCACTAGACCTTGATCTGTATCGTGTGCTACAGATGTTCTAAATGTTGTAGGTTTTGTCATATTAAAATGTCGCAATAAAAAGAATAACAGAGGTGTAGGCATGACCTATCACCTCTGCATTCAACAATGGATAAAAATCCATTAACCTTCTACTACTCTGCCAAGTCAGCAATAATTGCGTGAGCAGCTTCGTTCTTAACTTCTAGTGTGTATTCTACTAAAAGTTGAGTTACATCAGCGTCACCAACTTTTGCTAATTCGTTTGTAGCAAATGGACGTAAGTAAGCAACTGCTGCCATTTCTGGATCAAGCACAAATGCAACTTCACCACTGTCACCTGAATCAGCTGGAATAAATCTGTTAGGAACAACAGAGATAGTACCAAAGTCTGAAAGGTAAACATCAGCAGCACCGATGATTGTTGATTGCTTGTCAGATGGAGCCATGTAACGTTGTGCAGCAATACCAGCAAAACCAGACACTACTTGTTTTTGTGTTGGAGTTACCATTAATACTGTTGGGTTACCACCAGCTGTGTATGCTTTTTTAACAGCAGATTTTAACATTGTTTCTGTGAAAGCTGCGTCTGTACCAGATACACGAGCAGTTGTACCACCAGAACCAGCAGTACCGTTAGTACCACCAACGTAGTTAGTATTTAACCATGCTTGTAAACCACCAAGTGTACGAGCTGTTGTTGCATTACCAGCTGCATTTAATTGGTTGCTTAAAAGGATGTATTCCATGTCACGTTTGATTTCAGCAGAAGCTTTAGCTAATTGGTAAGCCTTTTCAGATTTACGACCAGCTTTGTTTACTGCTTCTAAAGTACCAGCAATCTTCACAGTTTTTTGTGAGATTTGTGTACGGTTACCAACTCGTGTTGTTGGGCTTAATGTAGCGTCAGATGCTGTTGCACCTTCAACTGCAGCGTTAGAACCATTAACAGATGCTAATGAGTCTGTTTGCCATTCATGGAGAACGCCAGTAGCTTTAGTTTTGCCTACTGATGACATAAATGGTGTTTCTGTTGGAGAAATGTTATAGATAACGTCTGTTAAATCTTCACGTTGACCTATAGCGGTATAGGTTTGATATGTTGCCATGTTTTATTCTTCTTTCTATTCTAAAAATTGTTCAAATAAAGCTGCTGCGTCACGGACATGTCCGCTGGTACGCAACTGTGCTTTCTGTTTTTTAATTGTTTCTGTGTTGTTACTACTTGTAGACGATCCAGCCTTTAGCATCTTTGGTGCTTCAGAAACTTTCTTCGTTACAGCAGGTTTTGACTTTTGAAGCTTGTCATACATCATTGCCTTGTGTAGTGTAACAACGTGCCTAGAATCATAGACGTGAGATAATTCTACATCTGTGAAACCAAGCGATTTGCCATAATTGCGAATCTCATTACGGAGGTTTTCGCCTTTAGCTGGGTCTGAAAACTCTGGCAAGACTTGTGTTAATTTTTGTGCTTCCTGTGCAACTCTTTCTTGCATGGCACGAGCATTTTCAGATTGTTGCATTTCTGCAATTCTGTATTGTTCGGCTCTTATAGCATTGAGTTGTTCTTTCTTTTCAGAAAGTTCAGCAACTTTAACAGCATAGCCTATCGGGTCGTTTTCTTTGAGGTATGTTAAATCCTCATTAGGAGATTGCGAGACTATAAATTGCTCTATAGCTTGCAAACGTTGAGCGTATGTATCACGAGCATACTTGGCTTCCTCAATTGCTGCACGTTCAGCTTCAACAGCTTTACGTTGTTCAGCAACTTCAGTAGTTTTTTTTGTATAATCAGCACCAAGTTGATAACCTTTAATTAAATCGTCAAGGGTGACATCCTTTTCTTCGCCAGCAGCTTTTACTTTAAAAGTCTGGGGGAGTTCCTCTTCTTCAACTTCGGTTTCTTCTTGTTCTTCAGCTTCACCTTCTTCTGTTTCTACTTCTTCAGTTTGTGGCTCTGCTTCTTGAGCTTCTGCTTGTTCAGTTTCTTGTTCACCTTCTAATTGCTCCGTAGAGTTAGCTGGGGTGTTCATTAGACCTTCAAAAGCATTGGCTGCTTGACCTACAGTAAGCGTGCCACTTCCAGAATCTTCTGGAGTCATGGTTGTTTCACTCATTTTTATTTCCTATAATCCTCTAGGGGAGGTAACCCATTTTAGAAATGTCTAAAATATCTTCCATGCTTTACTTTTAATGTCGCTAGTTTTAGCGATTGATTCCAAGTAAGACATAAGTTCGTTATAACAAGCTATTCTTTGATAGGCTTGTTCACGCACATCTGTTTGATCTGCATTAGAGTAGATGATGCGTTGTAATTGATTTTCTTGTAGCTCTTTAACTACAGCTTGAAAATGTTCGTCATTAAGTATGCTAGTAATAGCGTCTACTTTATTGGACATTATTATTTCCTTTTGTCATATTGTTGATAGTATTTAAAGCATCTACAATAGATTTGGTATTAGTGCCACGAGTTTGTTCTGCTTGGTTAGCAGCATCAGTTTCAATCTTCAATTGTTTAAGAGCTAATTCAGTATTTTGTTTTAGTTCTTGTTGTTGAAGTTCTAATGCTTTGCGAGCATTATCTAATTGCATTTGCTCACGTTCTAACTCAAGTTTAGCAGCTTCTGTTTGAGCACGAATAACTGCTTTTTCACGTTCAACTTCAGCTAATACTTTTGCAGCTTCTGTATTAGGATCTAGTTTTTCTGGTTGAGGTTGTGAAAGTGCTTCATTTTGCTCTGGTGTAATTTCATTCATGAATTGTGCAGCATCTTTGAAACCAGCCATGTTAATAAACTTGGCTAATGTATTGCGATATTGCATTAAGTTCACTAATGGATTAGATAGACCATATTGCTGAATGATTTGCTCTTGTTTTTGCAAGATCATTTGCATAGTAGTTAATTGTTCTTGACGAGTACCTGTACCTAAACCTACGTTAATAGATACATTGTATTGGTCATTCCATTCACGAGGATTAAATGGTACAAATTTGCCATTTATACGCACCAAACGCTCTTTATCTTGATATTTGCATAGTAGGTGTAGGATTCCTTTGAAAAGGCTCTTAACGCCTGTTTCTGCAAAGATACGAGCTATTAATTCAAGCTTTCCTGCACTTGATTGTGACATTGCTGACACAGCAGCGGCTGTTACGTTTTGTAAGATGTTAGGGTCTATACCATTTTGTGAATCTGACACACCTGTACGTCTTGCTTGTACGCCATCGAGGTATTCAAGCATTGGGAATGATCCAGATGTAGTAGGTTGTACAGTTAATGGTACAATAGCGTTAGGATTCTTCATTCTAACTACGCCACCTGCTGTAGATGTGAGTAAATCATCAAGATTTACCTGTCCTTCTACTGCACCAACACGATAATTATTTGTTAAGTAGAGGTTATCCAACATTTGTCTTAAAACAGTAGACTTAATCAGTTGTAAATCTAGTGCACGATCAGCTAAAGACTGTCCGTAGAACTTATGTGGGATAGGAATTGGGCAAAGTGAGTGGAATGGGATGTAATCACACTCCATATCTTCTAAAACTTCGTTAGAAGCGTAAACAACACGTCTTAATTCAGCAATGCCATCATTATTGTAGTCAACTTTTATGTAACATTCGTAAACTTCTACGACTTCCATAGATTCATCTTGTGAACCCATGCT